AACTTTCTCACTACGGATGGGTCCATACACCCCATCAGCGAGGGATGGCTGATGAGGAATAGCAATTCCGAGGAAGCAGGAACGAGCAGCACGCTTGGCACGAACAATGATAGGATAAGTCATCTTTACTTTCTTTACTATTCTACGAATGATAGTGAACCGTCATCATTCTTTCTATAAATTGCCAGAACGTAGTATCCATTAGACTTTGGATATCTTGCGTATACTTCCCTAGCCTTTTCAAGCGTGCTATACTCGCAAACCCGAAAACCATCACGACACACCGTATAAACTTCATTCATCATCTTTCACCTTCTCTTTCTTACCTCTATATAGAGCGAACGGTGTACCAAACCCAAAAAAAAGTTTTTTCCACAAGTATAGGCGTTTTTCGTTGTATCCCCCATTCGGGGGTAAAGCATTTTGCTACATTGTGTAGCGTTTTGCAAAGCATTTTGCTACAGTTCCCTCAATGGGGGTATTGGGGAATGTTCCCTCAATAGGGGGGTTTTTGAAAACTCGTCATAAGTCGTTGTGCGGCAAGGGTTTACGTCAAAATTTGGGGGCCGTTTTTGCTGTAAGTCCTTATATAGAAAGGCTTTACAAGGGGTCAAGAGTTTTGGGGGGGTTTATTCATTTTTCAAAGGGGTGTACAGATGTTCACTAAAAACCGCCGGGGGTTCATAAACAACACAAACCTAAAATCAAATTGTATTACCTAAACTATCCACTTGAGGGTGTTTCTTTTTAAATGGACGCCCCCTTTTTTTGCATAATTTTAGTTTTCTTCTTTGACGACGTATCATAGAAATAGTAATATTTTCCCCTGTAATTATGCTTAATTTTTCAGCTAATTCTTTATCTTTTATTTTTTCATAGTTTTCTGTTATAAATAATATTTCTTCTTGTTTCCATGTTTTATATTCAGACATTAGTATTTCCTAATTTAAAGTTGACAAATTGTGTAAAAGTACTATTATACTAATAAATATTTCTTATGGAGCAAGATGTTTATGAATAAAAATGATGCTATAGCAGTATCTTCAATATTGGATGTTGTATCCACATGCTCCGGGCTTTTAGATATTTCTAAAGATCTAGAAAAACAGCAAATTAAAACAATAGCAGAATTATTATATGACCAAAAAGAAAAACAACAAGATTGATGAACAAACATTCCTTAAAGTTTTAGATAATATTAGCAAAAGATTAGCGTATAAGTTTAAATTTGGATATCATAGTTTTGAGGATATGAAACAACAAGCAGCCATATTCGCTTTGGAAGGACTAGAAAGGTACGATAATAGTAGACCTCTAGAAAATTTTTTATGGACCCACGTTAGAAATCGACTTTTTAATTACAAAAGAGATAATTATCAAAGACCAGATAAGCCTTGTTTAAAATGTAGATTTTACGATCCTAAGTGTTCAAAATCCACCAATCAGTGCTCTGAATATAAAAATAAAGACAATTGCGAAGAATATAGCTCGTGGAATAATAGAAATTCTAATAAAAAAAATATAATGAAACCATCCTCCATAGAGGATTCGGCAGAAATTGCTTCTTCTGATTCTCTTATAGATTTTATACATAATAAACAAATAATAGACCTATTAGACAAAGAGGTAGAAGCAGAATTCAGAGAAGCATATCTGAAACTCAAGCACGGAGAAAAGATATATAAATCAGATCTCAACAAACTAATCAAGCACATCAGATCCATCCTTTTTCTGCATAATTATCATGTATAAAAAAAGAGGACAACTAGGCTTAGATGAAGAGAAATATATTAGAGATAATATAAATTTATTATCTATTGAAAATATTGCTGAAAATTTAAATAGAAGCATTAAACCTATTCAAAGATATATTGTAGAAAATAAATTAAACTTATCTTCAAAAGAAGAAAAACAAAACGAAGAAACCCTATTATTAAAATTACATGCTAAACCATTTTGGTCAGAGATCATAAAACAATTTGACAGTGACACTGGTGAGCTGGAATATTTTGAAAATACCTGGATAGGACTAATAAAACAATTTAGAGAAGATGTTTTACCAGCAGAGGAACTTCAAATTAAACAATTTATCACTATAGATATTCTTATTAATAGAAGCATGAAAGAACGCAAAAGGCACATAGCCGAAACCGAAAAATTACAAAAATTAGTAGATAAAGAATATACCAAAAGTGAAGACCAAAGAGACATACCAAAACTAGCAAATATGGAAACTCAACTCAGTTTTGCTCGTAATAGTATAGCAAATTATACAAATGAATTTACTAAACTACTAAATGAGCAACAAAAAATTAGTAAAGATCTTAAAGCAACAAGAGAACAAAGAATCAAAAGGATCGAAGATGGAAAAAGCTCCTGGGTGGGACTTATACGAATGCTTGAAGATGAACAAATAAGAGAAAAAGAAGGAAAAGAAATGGAAATTCTTGTTCTTTCAACAGAAAAATCTAAAAAAGAACTAGCCCAATACCATACTTATGCTGATAATACTTTAGACAAACCCTTTTTAACACCAGACACCGTAGAAAATAATCATGGATAAAACCGCTATAATAACCGGTATCACAGGACAAGACGGAAGCTACCTAGCAGAACTCTTGCTAAATAAAGACTATAAAGTAATAGGATTACATAGAAGAAACAGTGTTAATAATTTTGAAAGAATTAACCATATTTCTAAAAATCCCCACTTTATACTACAAGAATGTGACATAACAGATCCTTCAGGTATAAATAATGTTATTTCAACCAATAAACCAGATGAATTATACAATCTTGCTGCACAAAGTCATGTTGGATCATCTTTTAAAAATCCTTCATTAACCATACAAATAGATACATTAGGAGTAGTAAATATACTAGAAGCTATTAGATTGTTTTCTCCTTCTACTAAATTTTATCAGGCTAGCACAAGTGAAATGTATGGTAAAAATTTTGATACTGTAAAACACAATCAACCATATCAAGATGAAGATACAGCATTTTTACCTCAAAGTCCATATGGTGTGGCTAAATTAGCTAGTCATAGATTGGTTGGAATATACAGAGAAGCCTACAATATATTTGGATGTTGTGGAATACTTTTTAATCACGAAAGTCCGCGCCGCGGAGAAAATTTTGTAACAAGAAAAATAACAAAGTTTTTATCTCAAATAATAAATAATCAAACCCAACAAACATTAAAGTTAGGAAATCTTACAGCAAAAAGAGATTGGGGCCATGCTAAGGACTATGTATATGCTATGTATCTTATGATGCAGCAGGATGATCCTGATGACTACGTAATAGCAACTGGCCAGACACATTCTGTTTATGAATTTTTAAAAACAGCTTTTGATATTATTAATCTGGATTATAAAAATTATGTGGATATAGATGAAAATCTTTATAGACCAGCAGAAGTTGAAATACTGCGCGGCATATCCACCAAAGCACAAAAAAAACTTGGATGGAAAACAAATTATACTTTTGTTGATCTTGTTAAAGAAATGGTTCTTACTGATATTAATAATGTTTAGAAATTTTAATGACCCACAATATAAACAATGGAGGCAGCAAGTTTATAAGAGAGATAATTTTACATGTCAGTGGCCCGGATGTTCTTCAAAAGAAAAAATCAATGCACATCATATTAAAACTTGGGCAAACTATCCTTCACTCAGATATCTAGTTGACAACGGAATTACTCTTTGCAAAAATCATCATAGAATAATTAGAGGACTAGAAGAAATTTATGAGGCTGTTTTCCAAAAAATATTAGCTAATAAAAAAAATGATAAATAATGATTATACAATAATAATTGACACTAGAGAGCAACAGCCATGGGAATTTTTTCATCAGTCCACAGCTCATCAAAAATTAAATACTGGTGACTATAGTATACAAGGATTAGAAGATACTATTGTAATTGAACGAAAAAAAAGTGTTAGTGAAATTGCTACAAATATTATAGAAAATAGATTTAAAGATGTGCTACAAAGACTACAAGCTATTAAACATAAATTTATTTTATTGGAGTTTGATCTAGATGATGTTTTTAAATATCCAGAAGGATCAAATATTCCTAAATCACAATGGAAAAGAATACGCATTTCTCCAACATTTATATTAAAAAACATTATAGACTGGAATATATTGTATAATATTCCAACAATTTTTTGTGGATCATCTTATAATGCAGAAAAAATGGCATCTTATTTATTTAAAAAAATATATTATCAACACTTAAATAATGGTAATTCTGATGAAACTTGAACAAAGCATTTCAATAACACCCCCACCTTTTTCGTCTCATGATGGTAAAATCATAAATCCAGAACCAATTATATTTCATGAATTAGACGTTTCATACATAGACAAACCCAAACACAAAAAAGTTTTTGCTCAAATAGACAAAATTCCTTTCGTTATACTTTTACTTGAAAATAAAGATTATGATAATGCTGGAGATTATTCACAAATTTTTATAGAAAATAAACTCAAAGAATACTTAGGAGACAATCCTGCTCAAAAATTAAGATCATTATTTCCCAAAACACTAGAAGAAAATCCCAATGGACCGGGATCCATATTAGCAGGAATGTTTGGTATATTTGGGATTAAAAGCTCCCCAACATGCTCATGTAGAAAACATGCTTTAGAAATGAATGAAAAAGGAAATGATTGGTGCGAACAAAACATAGATACAATTATTGTTTGGCTTAAAGACGAAAGCAATAAAAGAAAACTTCCTTTTATAGAATCTTTGGCAAAAATGATTGTTAAAAAAGCTATTCAAAAATCAAGAAATCATAACTATGAAATCTGATCAGTTTGATAACGCATGGCTTGGTTTGGGTGATCTGTCTAGCTTGACTATTGATTACAATCCAATGATTAATAGGCTAGAAGCTGACATAGAAAATCCAGATTTGCATCTTTTAAGAATATTAGCAAATCCCAAATACATAGGCTCAACATGCAAATTGCTTTTTGGAACAGAGCTTCATCCTATACAAATAGCAATACTTCAAGAATTCTGGATACGACCATTTCCAATGTTTATTGCTAGCAGAGGTTTTGGTAAAAGCTATATATTGGCATTATACTCCATTATTAAAGCAATATTTAAACCAGGAACAAAAATAGTTATTGTTGGGGCTGCTTTTCGTCAAAGTAAAATTATTTTTGAATATATGGAAACTATTTGGAGAACTAGTCCTATTTTACGTAGTATTTTTAATGGCAATGATGATGGTCCAAGAAGAGATGTTGATAGATGCACAATGCGTCTTGGAGATAGTTGGGCTATAGCTATTCCTTTGGGCGATGGATCTAAAATCAGAGGATTACGAGCACACATAATTATTGCGGACGAATTTGCTTCTATAAGTCCAGATATTTATGAAACAGTTGTTTCAGGATTCGCTGCAGTTAGTGCTAGTCCCATACAAAATGTTAAAGAAGAAGCTAAAAAACAAGCTCTAAGAGAAGCCGGTTTGTGGAATGAAGAACTAGAAGTGCTGCATACTAAAATGGGTAATCAAGCTATTATAAGTGGAACAGCAGACTACGGCTTCAAACACTTTGCCCAATACTGGAAAAGATACAAAGGCATAATAGAAAGTTGTGGCAATGTTCAAAAACTAGAAGAAATTTTTAAGGGAGAAGTTCCTCCAAATTTTAATTGGAAAGATTATAGTATAGTAAGAATTCCATACGAACTTATTCCAAAAGGATTCATGGATGATAAACAGGTTAGTAGAGCAAAAGCTACTATTCATACAGGCATATACAATATGGAATATGCTGCTTGCTTTATTAATGATAGTGAAGGATTCTTTAGAAGAAGTCTGGTTGAGAGCTGCGTAGTTAAAGATGTTGATCCTATTTTATTAAACAATAAACCTATATTGTTCGAAGCAACAACAGTAGGAAATATCTCAAATCAATATATTTACGGAGTAGATCCTGCATCAGAAAGAGATAATTTTAGCATAATAATACTTGAAATACACAAAGACCACGCAAGAATCGTCTATTGCTGGACAACAAATAGAAATAACTTTAAAGAAAGACAAAAAACAGGATTAATTAATGATCATGATTTTTATGCTTTTTGTAGTAGAAAAATAAGAAATCTGATGAAAACTTTTCCTCCTTACAGAATTGGAATGGATGCTCAAGGAGGTGGGGTCTCTATAGAGGAAGCTTTGCATGATCCTGGCAAGCTTGAGGATGGAGAGGTTTTAATTTGGCCAGTTGTTGACTACGATAAAACAAAAGACACAGACAGTCAGCCAGGGTTGCACATACTAGAACTTGTTCAATTTGCACGAGCAGATTGGACAGCTCAAGCTAATCATGGACTTAGAAAAGATTTAGAAGATAAAACATTGCTATTTCCAAGATTCGATCAATTAACTCTGGGTTTAGCTTTAGATAAAGAAGGTAAAGATATTTTAACAGGAGACTTATCTCCCATTTATGATAATACTAGCGAATGTATTTTAGAAATAGAAGAACTTAAGAATGAACTAACAACTATAGTTATGACACAAACCAGTACAAGTTCTGGCGGCAGGGACCGGTGGGACACACCAGAAGTCAAATTACAAAATGGTAAAAAAGGAAGATTAAGAAAAGATAGATATAGCGCATTATTAATAGCAAATATGTTAGCAAGACAAAGTAGACTACAATTATCGGCGCCTGATTATGATATAATTGGCGGAAATAGGGAAAACCTTGTTTCTCATAAAGGAGATATGTATAAAGGACCAGAGTGGTTTACATCTTCTGCTAATGAAGATATTTATAATGGTATTTACAGATAAAGGTGTATTTTTATTGTAATTGAATTACAATGGTATTATAAAATATGAGTAAAAAATATCCAAAAAATACAGCCATAAATGACGCATCAATTATTGGTCAGGATGCATATGTTACTTGGGGAGATGATTTAGACAGCAAAAAAGAAGCATTATCAAAATCTTCAGAATCTATGTCTGAATATACTTTGGTTGAACATAGTTCCGCCATGAGAAGATATGGTCTAGACTATTCCAATTTAGACACTAATACTTCGGGTAGACCAGGTTTAACTCGTAGCGATTATGATTTTTTCAGACCAGACGAGGCTGTTCCAAAAAGAATCAAAGGAATTATTAAAAGAGCAGAGGATGTTTATCAAAGAGTTGGTTTAGTTAAAAATGTTATAGATCTTATGGGAGATTTTGGTTCTCAGGGTATTCGTTTGGTTCATAAAAACAAAAGAATAGAAAGATTCTATAGAACATGGTTTAAAAAAATAAGAGGCAAAGAAAGAAGCGAAAGATTTTTAAATAATCTATATAAAACAGGAAATGTTATAGTTAATAGACAAACTGGTAAGTTAAGCCTAAGGATCATAGACAACCTATATAGAACAGTAGCAGCTCCTGATTTACAAATAAATGATTTAGAGGATATTAAATTAGAGAAAAAAGAAATACCTTGGAGATATACTTTTATAGATCCTTACTATGTCGAAGTCTCAGCTGGATCATTGTCTTCTTTTACTCAGAATAAAAGATATGAATTAATTTTACCAGCAAATTTAAGAAGAATTATCAATAGTCCTAAAACACCTCAAGAACAAGAAATTATAAACAACTTGCCACTTCAAATATTGGAGGCCGCAAAAACAAGAAAACCATATCCTCTTGATGTTGATAAAATTATGGTTTTTCATTATAAAAAAGATGATTGGCAAAGCTGGGCATATCCCATGATTTATAGTATTATGGATGATATTACAGTAATAGAAAAATTGAAATTAGCAGATATGGCTGCTTTGGATGGTGCTATTAGCAATATTCGTATTTTTAAATTAGGAAGTCTAGAACATAAAATTGCTCCTACGAAAGCAGCAGCTAGTAAGCTAGCACAAATACTTGGAAATAACGTTGGTGGGGGAACTATGGATCTTATCTGGGGACCAGACATAGATTTAATAGAAAGCAAAACTAATGTTCATCAGTTTTTAGGGGAGTCTAAGTATACTCCTCATTTAAATAGTGTTTATGCTGGACTAGGAATTCCTCCAACACTAACAGGAACTTATGGAGCAGCAGGCACAACGAATAACTTTATTAGTCTTAAAACACTAACACAAAGACTACAATATGGTAGAGATATTTTAGTTGAATTTTGGGACAAAGAATTAGCATTAATTCAAAAATCTATGGGCTTTAGATATCCAGCAAAAATTGAATTTGATAGAATGGATCTAAGTAACGAAGATTCAGAAAAAGCATTATTAGTTCAATTAGCAGACAGAAATTTAATTAGTGATGAATTATTACAAACAAAATTTGGTTTTGATCCAGAAATAGAAAAATCCAGACTAAACAGAGAATACAGAGAAAGAAAAAGTTCTAGAATGATTAAAAAATCCGGGCCTTGGCATGATCCTCAATCAGAAAACGCTCTTAAAAAGATAGCTCTGCAAAGCGGTGTTGCTTCTCCCAGTGAAGTTGGCCTAGAATTAGAACCAAGAAAAAAAGGAGAAAAAAGCTCTTTGGAACTTAGGCAAGCACTCAAACCGCCAACACCGTTGGCCAAAGATTCCCCAGAATCTTTGCCTGGTCAGCCTGGCCAAGGGCGCCCAAAACTGTCCAAAGATAAAGAAAAAAGAAAACAAAAAGAGTTTTCTCCTAGAACAGGGGCCAAGCTTTCGTTATGGTCCATACAAGCACAAGATAAAATTAGTGAAATAGTAAATCCGATCATGTTGGAATTTTTTCATAAAAAGAACCTCAGATCTTTATCTAGCGACGAAACAAAAGAACTAGAAAATCTTAAAAGCGCAATATTATTCGACACAGAACCATTCTGCATAATAGATAAAGAAAAAATATTAAAAAATTTTGCCGCATTAAATTATAAAACCGTTACTCAATATAGTGTATGGTTAAAAGAGTTATCTTCTCTATTAAATAGAGAATTAACTGTTGATGATCAAAAATATGCTAAGGCGCATTTTTACCAAACTATTTATGAGTAAAAAATGATTATATATTCTCAAGAAACAGACGATGGCTTAAGCCAACAACTTGCAACGTCCACTATGTCTTATGCCTCGTTGGCATCTCCTTGTTCTGTAAATAATCTGTCGTCTTTTAATAATAAAATCTCCAATAAAGTACTAAGTTCTTATAATGATCAAGATTTATATTATGTTCAATCTATTTTAGTTAGTTCAAGCTGGAATAAAAATGATGATATTTTTGATAAAAATGAAGTTTGGAAAGCTAAATCAACCCCAGAAGACAAGCCCACAAACTTAGAACATAACGAAAATTTAATTATAGGTCATATCATTTCAAATTGGGCTATAGATGATGATGGTCAAGTTATACCAGAAGAAATTATGGAAAATGAGTTACCAGATAAATATCATATAGTAACAGGATCTGTAATATACCGCGCTTTTAGCGACCAAGAATTAAAAGCCAGAGCAGAAAAATTAATATCAGAAATAGAAAACGGAACAAAATATGTTAGTATGGAATGTTATTTTAATGGATTTGATTATGGTTTAATTGACACAACTAATGGACAATATAAAATCTTATCAAGAAATAATGAAACAGCATATCTTACTAAACATCTAAGAGCGTACGGAGGAAAAGGAGAACACGAAAATTACAAAATAGGAAGAGTTCTAAGAAGCATAACATTTAGCGGAAAAGGTTTTGTTGACAAACCAGCCAATCCGGATAGTATAATATTTAATAAAAATTCATTTTTTAATGAACAAAATAAAAAATCTTACGATTTATATAAAAAAAGTGTAATAACTACTAAGTCCAACTATACAGTGGAGAAAATAATTATGAATGATAATTTTGATAAACAAGTAGCAGAGCTTAATTCAAAGATGGATAGGGTGTCAGCCAATTGTACAGATACTGTGAAAGAGATTAGTGCTCGTGCTAATGATCTACAAAATACAAATCAAGCCCTAG